TAGCACATGAAATATTAAGCATGGCAAATACACCAGGAAAACAACTGGTAGATATGAAGTACCCAGAGGAGACATAAATGAAAATTGGTATTATTGGCAAAGGCACAGTGGGCAAAGCAGTATACGAAGGGTTGGAATATCTGGGTCACGAAATGTGTTTTTTTGATCCTGTATACAAAGGATCAACATTACAAGATGTGTTAGGTGCCGAGTGTGTGTTTGTTTCTGTTCCAACTAATCAAGCAACAAACGGTGATTGCGATACTAGTATTGTAGAACGAGTTGTTGACGAACTTGATCAAGCTGGATATAAAGGACTGGTAGGACTTAAGAGTACTTGTGTTCCGGGCACCTGCGAAAGACTCAGTGCCACGCATCCTAATCTACGTATTTGTTCTGTCCCAGAATTCCTTCGTGCCAAGAGTGCTATAGCTGACTTCATGTACAATCATGACTTGTTGGTGGTTGGTAGCAACCGCGAAGAAGATTTTGAATTAATTAAAAAGATTCACGGACACCTGCCACAGAATGTTGCCTGTGTTAAACCCACCGAAGCCGAAGTAATCAAGTATTTCAACAACGTAAATCATTCAGTACAAATTATTTTTGCCAACATTGCATTTGAAGTTTGCAAAAAACTTGGTGTACATTATGATGCTGTGTATCACGCTATTAGCAAACGTGAATGTTTTAATCCGGCATACTTGATGTGCAACGACAACCTACGTGGATTTGGTGGGCACTGCTTGCCTAAAGATACCAGTGCCTGGGCCAACTTGGTCAAGAATCTTGGACTAGACTATACCATGATCGAAGCAGTAATTAAAGATAACGAGAAACTAAACAAATGAGTAAAATATTAGTAACCGGTGCCAGTGGCCTACTAGGCACAGAAATCTGCCGCCAACTAAAAACGGATTCCAAAAATGAAGTTTGGGCAGTAGACAATCACAGTCGTAGTACTACCATTCCTGAATGCGACAAGTGGTTGCAATTGGACCTAATGGTCGGAGACAGTTTTAAAGAACTGCCCCTGGACTTTGATTATATCTATCACTATGGTGCTATCAACGGAACTAAAAACTTTTACGATCGTCCAAACCAAGTCTTGGTCAATAACTTTGTCAGCGATATTAACATATTTGAACATGCAAGTCTTTGTACCAATTTAAAAAAATTAGTATATGCAAGTAGCAGTGAGATAGTCAGTGACGATCCTGTTAGTCCTGTTCCAGAACACCTGGACATCAAGATCAACAACATTCACAATGCTCGTTGGAGTTATCGTTTGGCTAAGATTACCAGTGAAAACTTCCTGGCCAATAGCAAGATTCCTTATGTTATGTTACGTTACTTCAATGTGTATGGTGAGAATTCCAAAGCTGGTCACTTCTTAGCCGACCAAATTACCAAAATTAAATCTGGAGTATTCGAAATCATCGGCCCAGAAGAAACCCGCAGTTTCTGCCATGTCGAAGATGCTGTGGCTGCCAGTATATACTGTGCTCAAAATGTCGACAGCGATGTGGTCAATATTGGTAACGATCGCGAAGTAACTATTGCTTTTGCTGCTGGCGTTATTGCTCAGGCACTAGGACATCCAAGTCCAATGTGGATTACTCGTCCAGGATTAGCAGGTAGTACCACCAATCGCAGACCCGATATTACCAAACTTAAAACTCTTTGGGCTGAATATAGTCCAATGCCTTTTGAACAAGGAATTGCCAAAATACTAGGTTGACATTAGTTATACAGTTCGTGTATAATAACTGTATGAAGAAAATCTACTATACTTGGTCTGATGTTGAATCTCAAACACAAGAGATCCTGCGTCAGATTGCCTTATCCGATTGGCGCCCAGACTATGTTGTAGGCTTAACACGTGGTGGACTTACACCAGCTAATCTTATCAGTCAATACTTAGAAGTTCCAATGGAATGCCTTAAAGTAAGTCTGCGTGATGGTGGGCAAACCGAAAGCAACTGCTGGATGGCCGAAGATGCTGCCGAGGGCAAAAACATTCTTGTTGTAGACGATATTAACGATACTGGTGCTACCTTAAACTGGATTGAAAAAGATTGGCCAGAAGGCAACACAATATACGACTGGACCAATGTTTGGAACAACAATGTTCGATTTGCTGTGTTAGTTAACAATGCGGGCAGTGAATATAAACGTATTGATTATTCTAGTCTAGATATTAATAAAATTGAAGAACCTAGTTGGATTGTATTCCCTTGGGAGGACTGGTGGAAATCAAAACCCTAGTGACTTTTGGAGACAGTTGGCCGGCTGGCGCTGAACTTGCCATCAACGAACAGCCGTTTGGACAATTACTGGCTGATCGATTAGGTTATGAGTTTATTAACTGTGCTGAACCAGCCACCGCCATTGACAACTTAATCTTTCAGCTTGACAACTATATAAAATCAAGTAAAATACATAATACGATGGCGGTATTCTTTCTCACTGATATGAGCCGGGCAGTTGTGTACAAGGATAAAAAATTATCACAAGTACAACCGTTGTATGAGGACCAGTGGTACTTGCAATACTTGTACAGCGAAGAACTATCTGCATTTAGAGCCAATGTAGCTGTATTGGCTTTGCAAAGACTGTGTGCAGTGGCAGGAATTGAAGATCGTTATGTCATGGGCTGGACTAGATTTCCTATCATGTTTTCAGGAATTGATCTAAATAAGATCTATGGCCAAGGTCGTACAACTTGTTTGAACTTGTTTGGTGGAGCAGATGGTGATACTGAATACATTTATCATCAAGACAATCTCTATATCAGACCCAACCAAGATCATCCCAACCAAGCAGGACACCAATGTATTGCAGACAAGTTATATGAATGGATCAAACATGGGAACTATGCCTTATAAAAAACTAAAACAAATAGATCTAACTTGTGATAACGATAATATTGTTGTAGAAATTGGCAGTGAAAATGGTGAAGGCAGTTCTGTATGGTTGTATGAATGGGCAAAAACCCGCGGCATAGAATTTTATTCTGTTGATGTTGAACATAGATTGCGCGAAAGTAGTCATCCGCATATTAATTGGATAGTGGCGGAATCAGGATCAAATTGGTGTAGAGATATTCTACCAGGCCTAAATAAAACCATCAAAGTGTTGTATTTAGATAACTTTGATTGGACATGGGATCCAGATTATCTTGATCCGCATATACAGAATCAAATTAAGAGCTATGCAATGCGAGGTGTTGTTATGAATAACCAAAACTGTCAAGAAGAACACAGGTTACAATTAGAATACTGTTTGCCTTATTTAGATGAACAGGCGGTTGTAATCATGGACGATACATTGTATAATAATGGTACGTGGTCTGGCAAATGTGGCACAGCCATACCTTTGTTATTGAATCATGGCTTTGAGTTACACGGCAGTGAATATGCTACAAGAGGATGCAAATGAATACAAAAACTAACGAAGCTCTGGTAATTTTACAAGAAGAATGTGCTGAAGTCATACAAGAGGTCAGCAAATGTTTTCGCTTTGGCATCAACGATCTAAATAAAGATGGTGTTAAACATAGCGTTGTTTTGGAAAAAGAAGTGGCTGATATGTTGTGCATGGTAGATATCCTGGTAGAACAAGGCATACTTGATCCTGCGCGATTAGCGGCAGGCAAGATTGAAAAACAAGCAAAATTAAAGAAATGGTCTAAACTTTATGAAGATTAAAGTAAGTGAAGTGTTTTATAGTTTACAAGGCGAAGGTCGCTTTGTTGGTGTGCCTAGTGTGTTTTTACGCACCTATGGCTGTAATTTTACCTGTGCGGGGTTTGGTTGCAAGCCCGGCGAAAAGAGTACCGGTGCAGATGATGTGGCCGAAGTTGTACACTTGTACAATAACTTCCTAGAGTTGCCGTTGGTAGAAACAGGGTGTGATAGTTATGCGTCATGGCACCCAGCATTTAAACATCTAAGTCCTACACAAACCGCAGAAGAATTAGTAGAACGTATGTTAGCATTAACTCCCAACAACATGTGGGCGCAGAACAACGGCAACGATGTACACCTGGTCATCACTGGAGGCGAACCCCTGTTAGGTTGGCAACGTGCCTATGCAGAATTACTCAGTCACCCACGCATGAAAGACTTGAAGAATCTTACATTTGAAACAAATGGCACACAAAAGTTAAGCGACGACTTCAAAGCATTTTTGCTTAACTGGATCTTAGACGGTGTTGGTGAGCCTAGAGAAGTCACCTTTAGTGTAAGTGCTAAGTTAAGTGCATCGGGCGAAAAAACAGAAGATGCTATCTGTCCAGAAGTAGTTAACGAATATCAAGACTACGGACACGCCTATCTCAAGTTTGTAGTTGAAACTGTAGAGCATGTTGACGAAGCTGTTCAAGCAGTTGACAAATTTAGAGCAGGCGGATTCAAAGGTGTTGTTTACTTGATGCCACAAGGTGGTGTTGTAGATCCATACGAAAGTAATAAGTTAAACATTGCTAACATTTGTTGCGAGCGTGGATTTAATTATAGTCCGCGGTTGCATGTAGACTTATGGGGCAATGGTTGGGGCAAGTAATTGGCTCCATTAGATAGTTTATTTGGAGCAGGTGAGGATTTTTATCAACGAGCCGAGTGGCAATTAAAGTTTGCCTGGATGCCACATCGTTGTGTTATGAGCGGTCGTATTATTTGGTTGAAGTTTGGTTATATGGGAGAAGCCATATGGTTTGGCCCTGGAACGCCTGTATATGAATACAATTGGCATACTACAGAAGAACATTTGATTTGGCGATTGAAACATGGATGATTTATACTTAGATTCGCCATTGACACGCAGTCGAGCATTTACTATAATTGTTCCTGCCGGAGGGTGGCGTCGAGTATTTCCAGCACAATATATCAGACAAATTAAACCTATTGCAGAAACACTGGCGTTGATGAATCATGATTCACCAAAAGCCTATGAAGCATATTTGCAAGAAGCTGATGCTGTATTACGCAACGAACGAGTACATGAAGATATGCCTAGTTGGATCAAGCAATACCGTATCATGCAAGAAGATCTAGTCATGGCCGAATTATGGAATAAATTACAAATGCTATTGGCATTAAAGGAAGATGAAAATGGGAATGTTTGATAAACTTAAAAAGCGTTTTACAAAAAAACCACCAACAGTTGAACCCAAAGAGCCCCGGGCTCCTAAGAAGTCAGCTAAAGAACTTGCCACGGAAAAGGGAGAAGCCTATGTTGCAATTCTTAGCATGGATGTCGATCCAGAAAATATCGGGCAAGGTGCATTTGAACTTGATTGGAACGAAAAGTTCATTGCCGATCTAGTACGTCACGGTTATATGATGAATCCCAAAGATACAGATGCAGACATTGTGGATCGTTGGTTTACCAATGTGTGCCGCAATGTAGTATTAGAAACTTGGGAACAAGAACAAGCAATCAATCCTATCATGCGTGATCGTGTGGTCAAGACCCGAGATATCGGCGACGGTCGGAGCGAGGTCAGCTAATGAAATATTTTGTCATGGGCGACAGTAATCTAATAGGTGCCAATACCGATCCTAGTCATATAAACTACGGGCCGGATCCCGATAACTTTATGAACATTGTTGGGCGTAATCTTGACATTGAGTTTGAGTGTTGGGCCAAAAATGGTGCCAGCAATGACCACATTATTAGAATGACCGAAGAGTGGATTGCCAAAACTCCTGGACATCCTGAAGAAAAATTTGTACTTATTGGTTGGTCAACTTGGGAACGCGAAGAACATAAGATTGAGGACAAATATTACGATATTGATGCGTGGTCCATTTACAATGCATTTTGGAATCCTCCTGAGCTAAATCCATTTGCTGAGCAACTTAAACAACGTGTAGAGTCTGATTCATACTACATGGACTCGTGTTCACGAGCCTGGGCTGAGCGCATTTACAACTATGCTAAATTTTTGGAGAATCGTGGCATCAAGTATTTCTTCTGGAATGCGTATATGACTTTATTACGTCCGCCCAATTCCGAAAACTTTCAGTTTGATCATCGTTATGTGTTACCATACGAAGATTGTTTTAATCAATACTTTTGGCTAAAGCGTGTGCGTAATCACCCACCCCGAGCAGATGATCCTTATCACTTTGATCAACAAGGTCATCGCATGTGGGCAGAATTCTTAACACAGTATATTCAAGACTGGAAAATACTAGAACAATGATATTGTACGTCAACGGAGATAGTCATACCGCGGCTGCTGAAGCAGTCAATTCACATTCCTTTGCCGAAGATGATGCATTGCTGGGCCACCTTGGTCGTATTCCGCACCCAGATAATCTTGCAGTGAGCTGGAGCCGATTATTGGCATCCACTCTTAAATACGGATTCCACTGTGGTGCTGAAAGTGCCAGCAGTAATATCAGAATACTAAGAACCACAAGAGAATGGTTGGCCGCCAATCAAAGACATGCTCGCGACACCTTAATGATTATTCAATGGACTACCTGGGAAAGAGAAGAGTGGCTAGACGAAGCCACAGGCGTCTACTATCAAGTAAACGGATCTGGCATCGATACCGTGCCTCAGGCCTGGCAAGAACGATATCGCCACTATATCATGGGATTAAATTGGTATGACAAAGCCCAAGAGGCACACGATCAAATTTGGGCCTTTCACAATGAACTCAAGGATCAAGGAGTTAACCATATTTTTTTCAATGGCAACAACACTTTTGAATCCATCCAAAATTGCCAAGATTGGGGAAAGAACTATATAGGCCCGTATGATACTACCAAGTCCTTCGATTACCTAATAAAATCGAATGGTTACAACACTGTCAACCCCAACAGTTGGCATTTTGGTAAGGATGGCCATAGCTTTTTTCATCGTTTTATGTTACAATACATTATTGATAACAAACTTATGTAAGGCCTACAATGAAGTATGTGTTAATTGACACAGCAAATATGTTCTTTAGAGCAAGGCACGGTGCTTTCCGTGCTAGTGACACTTGGGAAAAGATTGGCTTTGCCCTGCATGTTACCTTGATGGCTGCTAACAAAGTAGCTAAACGATTTGAAGCAGATCATGTGGTGTTTGGCCTAGAAGGCCGTAGTTGGCGTAAGGACTTTTACAAGCCTTATAAAGCTAATCGTGCTGTAGCCCGCGCTGCCCTAACAGAACACGAACAAGAAGAAGATAAAATGTTCTGGGAAACGTATGATAATTTGACTAAATACTTGTCAGAGAGAACAAACTGTAGCGTTATTAGGCATGAAAATGCCGAAGCAGATGACATTATAGCTCGCTGGATTGCACTACATCCCCAAGACGAACATGTTATTATCAGTAGCGATACTGACTTTGTTCAGCTCATTGCACCAAATGTCAAACAGTACAACGGTATCACAGACGAACTAATCACTATAGAAGGAATATTTGATGCTAAGGGTAAAGCAGTCATCGATAAGAAAACTAAAGAACCTAAGCAAATCCCTAACCCGCAATGGCTACTCTTCGAAAAGTGTATGCGCGGCGATTCGTCGGACAACGTGTTCTCGGCTTACCCGGGCGTCCGTACTAAGGGCACTAAGAATAAGGTTGGCCTTACGGAGGCGTTTGAGGATCGAGAGAAACAGGGCTACAACTGGAACAACCTAATGCTACAGCGTTGGACTGATCCTGACGGAGTTGAACATCGCGTGTTAGATGATTACGAACGTAACGTGCATCTAGTAGATTTAACTGCACAGCCCCAAGAGATCAAGACAACGGTGGATGCGGCAATACGTGAACAGATCAGTCACAAAGACATAGGTCAGGTAGGTGTGCGTTTTATGAAGTTCTGTGGCAAGTATGAATTAAACAAGTTAAGCGAAAACGCAGATAGTTTTGGTCGTTGGATGAACGAAACTTACAAAGGAGTGTTAAATGGCTAAGGATATGTTTTGGACCATTGTAACATTTGCCATTTTGCTTGGTGTATTGGTCTTGGCATTTTGGCCACAAGATAAGAATCAAGTAGTAGTAAAATATGACTGCCGAATGTTGATAGGCGGGTGGCACCCAGATGTGCCAGTAGCAGTACAAGAAGAATGTCGAAAGAGGAGTATTAAATGACACTGATAGCAAAACCGGTAATAGACAAACAATTTTGGATTTTACAAGAAGATGATCGCAAGGTCGGAAATGTCGAAGCGTGTGATGGAGGATACCAAGTCAAGATTAACAATCAAGTTCAACAATACAAAACCATTAAGATGATTGAGCGAAAGGCTCAGGTCACATTTGAATCGGCACCTAGGCGTGTTCGACCAAGCGTCATTCCAACTCAGGTTCATGGTTATCCAACTGCCGGGCGTGTTTATAATCCAGTGTGGGATGTACAAAAGAAATTACCTCTATACACCAAGACCAACAAAAGCAAAAGTTGGTTTGCTGCTGGGTGGTATCAGGTCAAGAAAGGTCGTAACTGGGCGGTCACACAAGGACCAAAATTAATTTTATTACAGCGTTATCCACACAGTGGACCATACTATACCGAACAGGAAGCACGTGAGCATGCACATCCAACGATTTGTTGAGCGACTCCAAGGTTTTGAATCCCGGGGTGCCCGAGACTTTACAATGAGCATGGCCGATGCCAAAGCCATGCATGCCGACCTAACTATCTTACTTTTACAACTAAATCAACTCAAAGAAGCCGCAGTAACGGACCGAAAAGACGAGGTTATTTCGCTCAATATAGATGGGGGTCCGTTCTAAATAGTGGTATATTATTGGCATAAATAATATACTATGAGCAGACCTAAGCCGAACGTGTTAGCCGAACTGACAAACAAAGCAACTTATAAGACAGAACAGGTGTTGGCCAGCGAAGGCATCTGGGCAGTCTTCTACGACTCTAAGCCGATCAATCTTAAGACCAGTAACCTCTTGGTTCAATATCCTGGACCAAAATACAAAAAGGTCAGTTTCAGTAATCCTGGCCATGCCATTAACCTGGCTCGCAAGTTGAATACACAATTCAAAACTGAAAAGTTTTCTGTAGTCTTGTTGAAACAAGGCTCATCTATATATCCTTGATGTGCGTGATAAGATCAAACTCACAGCCGAGCTTGTAAAACTTTTACCCGAACCTTATGCTGTGACCGAAGCCGAGGCTCGAGCCTTATGGTGGTTCAATATCAAACGTACCGGCGGAATGAGATTGACCAAACTTGGTTACGATGTATTTGTCAATCAACTTGAATTGGACCGCTACAACTATGCCGTTGATCCTTTGATCATAAACAGTCGAATGATCCTTGCCTTGGATCGCAAACTGCAACAACCCTGGCACCTGATTACTCATAAACAAATGCCCAGATCTATTGTGTTTTTTGGTAGCAAAGAAGCCATGATGGCCAATTTGTATGGAGATCTTAAACGGTTTCTTGACAACTATACGCAATAGTGTTATATTAGCAATGTAGGGCCTTTAGCTCAGTTGGTTAGAGCAAACGACTCATAATCGTTGGGTCGATGGTTCAAGTCCATCAAGGCCCACCAGTACTAAATAGAAGACTATGGAACAGAAAAAAGACCCTGTAAAACAGTATTATTACTCCGAGAAGGAGTGGAATCGTTTAGGATGTGGCCCGTTGCCGGCAGAACGAGATCATGCTCATCAAGTTCAAGAAGTTATGGCTCGTGCTAATCCCAAGATTGATGGTAAGGCAATAAAAGGTTATAATTAGTTTTCGTATTTTAGTAAAAATACGTGGTGGGTCGGACTGTAAAGAATTGCGGTAGTAAAGAATTGTTGTAATTCCTTTAGATTGAAGGCATTGCGGACTCGGGTTCGATTCCCGACATCTCCAAAAAGTGCATTTGAAATAGTGTATTTTTTGGGGATGACTTGGCTTCGACGTGGTGAAATAGAAAAGAAGGCAACACAGTAGGCGATGACTGTAAATCAAGCAAACTATGTAAATGCAAAAACATCTACAGGCGAAGTAACTGTATCAGGTAAGAACGTTAAGTTCTCTGCTCGTTCAGCACAACGCCAATCTTTAGCAGTTTAATCACTGCTTAGGGCAGGACATGCCTCGTAACAGAAACTACCACTTAACCCGCTCACAAGGCGGGTTTTGTTTTGTTAAAAAAATTAAATTATTGCACCGCTTTCACTGTAAAATTTGCTGATCCATTGTTAGCCCAATAAATAGTTGTCTGTGATACTTTATAAAGGAAACAACAGGATGAAGAAATTATTATTAGCAGTAGCATTATTAGCAATGGCTGGATTAGCATCCGCTGTTGATGTTGGTGTTTATGGTCTATATGAAAAAGGAACCAATGGCAAGAGTCAAGATTCGCTTGGCGTATTAGTTGGTGAAAATCTTAGCAAACTTAATCCAAGTTTGAATAAAGTTGGTGTTCGTGCCACTTTTGATCGTTCCACAACTAATGTAACAACTTTAAATCGTTATACAGCAACCGCAAGTTACGATGTATTTAAATTTGGTCCAGTTCAAACTAATGTTCGCGCTGGTATTGCTTATTTGGATCCACAAAACGCAAAAGCCAGTAATGGTGGAGCTGTTTTAGTTGGTGTTGGCGCTGTATATCCAGTAACAGCAAAGGTATCTTTAGTTGCCGAATATGCTTATCAAAAAGGCAACAACATTACTAAGAACTATAACGGTAATATCTTTACCGCTGGTGCTAAGTACTCATTCTAATTTAAATTAGAATATACAAAAAAGGCCCTTAGGGCCTTTTTTTATTAACTAAGTATGGGATGGTAGCTTGGGACAACAAATTGTGGCAAGCTACGAAAAAAAGTTAAAAACACAGGTTGACAAAGTATAAATACCCTTGTATAATACTTACTATAATGAAACATTTAACCTATATACTCTTAGCAACACTACCAAATATGATTTGG